TTTTAGATATTCTTTTATCTGGATCGTCTGGATCTACGTCACTAAAATTTTCCAATAATTCTTCAACTAAATCTTTCTTTTTAACACTTTTAATAGCAAAACCCTCTTCGTCTAAAGCATCGTTATAAATTTCAGAGATAATTGCATTAATCTCATATTTATTTGATTCATATAAATACTTCATTGCGTAAACTCCCATTCTCCAACAGTATTACCGTTTAAATCTCTTATACGGCCTTTCATATTTTCTTGTGGTTCGATATAACCTATATCCTGTAATTTATCTTCTATTGATTGTAAGATCCTACAAATTTCTAT